TGTTAACTATTTTAAAGAACCTAAAAACTAATTAGTAGAAACGGTTGTAACCACTTAAGAATGTTCCTGGTTATGTCGAGATGTGGTTTCCTCCCTTTTATTGCGAGCCTCCTCCGTACTGTTCTCATATCCCTCCTTCTCTGTTTTTAGAGTGTTTTAACAAAGTAGCGATCAATGGTCATCTTAGTGAGGTCTGGTTCTTCGTTACAAAAGACAACCACATGTGGTTGACGATGGAAGACCTTGGCACGCGAATCGTATTTTGGTGAAAATACCATCCTGTCCTTCAACTGTTCGAGGATGGTATACTGCATGAACTCCATACCACCCCTCGGGACATTGAACAAAAAAGTATTCTTTGATTCATCTAAAGCGTGAGCAACGTCATCACGCTTCGCGGCCGAAAGAACCTGGACATCCTCTGGATATTTGGTAAGCATGTAACGCTGGAACCAGGTCTTACCTTGTCCTCCCTCTTTGTCAAGGATAAAAATGACAGTGCGGTCATCTGGTTCCATCTTTAAGACGTCATGAAGCTCAGATTGCCAATCACGGAGTTCGCCTTCCTCGAGGATAGGTTGGGGACAGACAAGGCGAGCAAGATCTTGCAGGTTCCTCCTGTACCGCACGAACAAGGCGGGAAACTGATCTGCCGTTTCCCTATCAGTCGGTGCTCTTCCCTTGTCCTGATAAACTTGCAACACCCACTCCCTAAATCGATCAAACGGAGAGCTGTTTGAATCTCGCGGAGGGACTCCGAATTCCTTGAATAAACCTTCTTTCTTGCAATATTCAGCCGCCTGATACGAAGTTCCTCTCTTTGCCTCGAGGTGCGTGCCTTGAGGAAGCTTGTTGCGGGCTTCGTTGAAGCGCTGTGGCGTCTTAAAGATGACGTATCCTTGGAGGTGAGGTGTTCCACTTGCTCCTTCTTCGTACCCGAAGACGAGATAGGTGACGCGCTCGGCGAGCGATACGAGGAAGTCTTCATGGTCGACTGTCCAGTTGTTGATGGTAAAACACCAGTGACGAGTTTGGTTTGGAGCCATATTGATTTTATGTGAATGTGTAAAGACGAGCTAGGTAATAATAAGCTAGCTCTTTATTCGTCTCACAAAAACATGTCGCTGGTTCTACGTAAAGGAACTCGTGCAATCGTACCATACGTAAATTATAGGTACGCACCTTACATCCGCGCCGCAAATTTGGCTTACCGCGCCGGAAATATGGCTTATCGTAATCGACGTGGGATTAGTAGAGCTGCACGTACAATTCAACGTGCGTTCCGAAATCGACGTAGAAAACGACGTAGGCGAAACCCGAACGTCGGAAATACGCGGGCTGTAAGACAACGCATTGGTGAGAAAGTAGGACATTCAACGGCTAAATTGAATAGTGGTCCTCAATTGACTAAAAATTCTGCAAGTTCAAATGTTTTACATAACGTTTTAATAAATGACATTCCTAAAGCGACTAACTCAGTTGGCGATGGCAACAGCATCACCGCACGCCAGCGTGACATCGTTAATTACAGAGGATTCAAATTCTGTATGGAATATAAAAACATTTATTACAATGAAGTTAACGGACAATTGGTTAAACCACCGTTGTATTTCAATTATGCATTTGTAATTGACAAACGAGAGACGGCTGATCAAACCACTATTAACGGTACCGATTTTTTTCGCAATGACGGTGCCGGGTCGACAAGATCGGTTGACTTCGGAAAGTTGTTTCCAGGCATAACGTACCATTGCCTACCAATCAACACTGACCGGTTTTCAATCTTGTATAGGAGACGAATGATTCTAAATGCTACTGATGGAAATGAGGATTTCAATAGTAATTTTGGTTCTAATTACGGCTACGTTGAAAAATATGTTAAAATCAATCGACAATTGCAGTTTGATACTGGTGGTCAGCTACCAGTTAACGGAAAAATATTCTTTGTGTACTGGTGTGCACCTTATGGCTCTGGTTCTAGTGTTACTAATGAGCAACCAGCTATTCAACTTAGTTATAACTTTGTTAACTATTTTAAAGAACCTAAAAACTAATTAGTAGAAACGGTTGTAACCACTTAAGAATGTTCCTGGTTATGTCGAGATGTGGTTTCCTCCCTTTT